CTTTGGGCGTCTGTTTCGTCTGCTGCGCTTTACGTTACTTACAAGTGTGTCGAAAAATATACAACAATAAAATCACTGGAGGCACTTGCTCTTACGTCCGAGCGGGTCGGGGCAGTGGTGCTTCAATGTTGTGAAGTCCAATATCCCTCATGGCTAGTCTTTTTTTCTTTTGTTCTTGAGATATTGATTTTCTTATACGTCTCCTTCCTGCATGTTCTTTTTCGTCCATTTCATCAAGTTGTTTCAAAATAGGGGAACTTTTGTCTTTGAATTCTTTTCTCAAAATTCTATATTGTCTAAGTAGGTCTTCTTTTCTAGGTTTTGTAAAGTTTTTGAAGATTTCTTTGTGCTGTAGTAAATCTTTTTCATAAATTAGTCGCATTCTTTCTGATTCTGAAATGACATCCATTTTGTCTTTTACGAATGAATCTGAAGTTATTCCATCTTTTTCCTTTTGAATTAGTGCTTTTGCTCTGTGAAAAATGTCTGGTGCTTTAAGTTTTACCAATGGATGTTCTCTGCATAACGGGCACGTCTCTTGTTTTGATCTAAACCATTTTAATATACATTTTGTATGAAACCTATGATCACATTCCTCTAGGGCATGTGAGTCTTCTGATGACATTTTGGAGAAACATATTGAACAGATTTCTTTTTCGTCTGCATCATCACTGAAACAAACTTCATCATCTGTCATATTCATGGTTGAGAAGCTGAAAATGTTATCTTTAATAACTAAATTGGTTGAGTACAAGACATTTTCAAGACATTTTCAAATAAAATGCGTAATACTATAAAGTTATGGAAAATGCATCATATTTGTTTGACAAGTATCCGGATAGAATTCCTGTCATAATAACTAAAAAAGTTCGTGATCCTCTTGATGATTTGGATAAGAACAAGTATTTGATACCCAAAGACATGATATTTTGGCAGTTTTTATGCATTTTACGTAAACGAATGCAGATGCCGGCTAGTAAAGCACTTTTTGTGTTATCTAACCATGGTAGACTCATTTCTAATTCATCTCTCGTAAGTGTTATTTACGAGTCGGAAAAGTCATCAGACGGTTATTTAAGACTTGTGTACGCATCAGAGAACGCGTTCGGTGCACGTGTCACACCAGTCAATATGCAAATGGGAACATCGACAACCAATAAAAAAATGTGATAGATATAATATATGGCATCAAAACCAGTCATCAGCCGATCTAAAAAGAGTAATGTGAACCAAGGGAACGCCAGCAAGTCTCGAATCCGTCAACTGCGTCTGCCTAAAAGAACGTCATTCTTTCCAGGAAGATCCCGGGCTAAAGTTGAAAATTCATATACATATAGATTGCCATTAAATGAGCTACCACCAGAATTACTTGACCTTGTTTCGAGAACTCTGGAAACAAATGAAATTGATTCTCTGAGATTAACACAGAAAGGAATACGTCAAAATGTTGTTGCACGGAACACAACTGGGGCTGCCACCAAAATTGCAGCAGGTGGAAAGGGTATGCTAAACAGAAAAAATACGGACGATTTGAAATTCTTAGTTAAGTTGTATAAGAATATACACGGGCGAAGTAATAATAAGATTGTTCTGTCTGCAATTTACTCTGTTGAAAAGAAGCAACACCTGAATCATAGAAATAAAAGAGCTCTTGTTGCACAAATTATACATGAGTACAAACTTGCGGCACTTAAACTTCTGAAGGGAGATTTGACAAACGCAGAAAAGTGGAATTGGCATTTCAACCTAGAGGAATTGCAAAGAATGTTGAATCAAGGAAATTTGCGTCTGAATAGTGTTCTTAAGAATCCCATGCTACCAATGATAATAAGAAGCGGGCGCTGACTTTAGCGTCATGCACTTCTCACTCTGCATCCATTCTACAAAAAACACCAACCCCGAACGTTTTAATGGACCTACACAAATCTTTGAAAGTGAAACTTACTCTTAAATTGCAACAGAAAGAAGGTTTGTGAGGTCCAACGATCGTAAGGCAAAATATTAATGTTGCACATTTCGAGAATTTTGTCGCCTCGAATCGAATTTTTATGCATGAAACCGTTTTCGTCACAAATTCGATTGATTGCTTGCACTGAAATGCTATCTATACTTTGTTTGTGATATTGCATGTGCATTTCATTGTTTTTGTCGATATACACAATGTGCGATTTTGCATATTGCCTTGCAAGATCACCATCAACACAAAGAACGTAAAGTGTTGTAAAATCGCCACATCTGTTAGACAACTTATGAATCAAACCAGAAACTTCCTTCTCAGTCATGGCACAACGATACATGTGAAACCAGATTGTGGAAACAGCATCATTTGAGCTAAAAAAGGCAATCGCAGTGTCAAAAAAGCTTTGTCCAAGTTTCGACGTCAAATCCCAGTGTCTAACATGACATGGCGGTCTCGATGGCTTGTTTTCCTCGAGATGTTTCAAATCTTTCTCGTTTAGAGCAACACATAAAACTTGAGAAAAACTTGAAGAAGAGTGAATTTGCATGTCATTCGGCAACGAAAAAATATCAAGACAAAAACCACCCGTTTCGAGTTGTAAGAGTTTCCTTTTGATAACACTCAAATTGTCCAAAAGTGGATGCATACGTCATTGAAACATAAGATACGCTTTAACACTTTAACCTAAAATAATTATATACAGATATCAAATGACATTCGACTCACGATTCTGGTTACACTTACTGGTTCCAATATCAATCGTGCTTAATCCGCTTCTTCCTAGCAACATCTTAATATACACATTGCCTTATCCACTCATCTACTATCCAATTTGGATGTATTTCGATGGCTGTCCCTTGACGGAGGAAGGTAGCGACGGTTTTATCCTAGAGATCCTGCGAGAATATGTAAACAAAGACATATCATTTCGTCAATCTGAAGCGTTTATTAACTTCGTAATAACACTTACAATTGTCATTGGTACATATAAGCTCTTGTATTCCCGACACGTCTTGAAAGATTAATTGCTTATCACGCAATGGATCTTGTCTAATTGCTCCTTGTACCGCCGACCACCATCAGTACCACTCGCACTCTCTTTTACCTTATCCTGATGATTCAAAAAACGCAACCCCTCGCGCGTATCTTCATCCGCCTCAACCTCCAACTCGCCCGAATTATCATCATAAAGCTGCTCTAAAACGTCCCCCTTGGCCTGATTCTCCCACTGTTTCTCCCCATCATCCCCTTGTACCACCACCTGGTAAATAGCACGCTTCTGATTCGGAATCCTCACATTGTTGTTCACACCACCTGGTGCCCTCCGGTACTTTAGCTTGATGAACTGAGGCACCGCATTCACCGGGTCGGCCAGCAACGCGCGAATTTGAGCAGGGGTGATATGATTGATCGACTCCTTGCCAAAGACGTTGATGTGCTGCTCTACCACGTAACGGTTGTTGGTAGTGTTATTTACGGTCCTCGGCCTCTTGATTAATTCGTTAATTTGTTCATCTTTTGCTGCTAGCTGCCTCTGGTAATGCTCATCTTTTGCCGCGAGTTGTTTTTCCAGGGATGCTATGCGCTCATCCTTACCAGTGGTGACTAGCTTGCAAGTTTTCTTGTGTGTTGACCAGTTCCCTGGATTGCAAGTAGAATAACCACATTCACATACTCTTGCCTCTTTATACCTGTGACCACCCGGCATGTTTTGTATTATACAACTTTTTTTAACTAACCTTTAAGACTATTTGAAAAGGTTTCAAATAGTTCCCCGTCCTGGGTGTAGTCCACTGGGGGCACTCCTTCGTGTTTTTGTTCGAATAGGTTCGATTGCGTTTGGAACCTATTTGAAACCTTTTCAAATACCTATTTGAAACCTTTTCAAATAGTTTTCTACCTCCTACCACCTCCCCTACTAGGGGTACTCCTTCCCTTTCACGTAATATAATAACATAAAAATTAGATATCGCGAAGAGAAGAGGGGGGGGGGGGACACAAAAATTTCAAAAACTTTTCATAGAAACAAAACCTTTGAGGGTCTTGTAAAATTTTGGGGTCTCGGTCGAAGACGGCTCGAAAACCCAACGGGCCACAAAAAAATGAGTTCGACCGCACCCGGTACCAGTGGTGGTACGCTCGCCCTATCACTGCCTACTCCTCCTCTCTCGGCCGTCTTCAGCGCTGGCGACAGCGCTTGGGAGCGAGCGCACTGGTTGCCAGCCCTTCTCCTTGAAGTCGAACATCCAAGACTTGGCGGCGTTGAATCCGCTGTGGACATACGAAGTATTTGCTAGCTTTTACCTTTATTTTGTTTTGTTTAGGTATATGAGTCGAAGACATGCTCCAGTCACCAAGAGCAGGATTCTCACTGATGACAAAGCCGTTAAAAATTTCCTTGTAAGAATAATTGGCCCTGACAAATTTCGTACTGAACACGATGATTTGGATCATGTGTTCAATTATCTAAGAAGAGTATTAAAGATCGAGCCGATGGATCTGATTGCCGGTCCCACTGCGAGGCGTATTTTGTGTCAATATGGATTTGATACAAGAGGATCGGAGGACATACATTTTTTGACTAGGGGTCGGAATCCTGGTGCTATAGGTCGGAGACCTGAGAACTGTATCGATTGGAAAAAAGTTGATTTCAGCAGTGAGTGGTTGAAATTAAAACAAAGAATTAACAGTCTATTATTGTTGGATCAAATTGAGCGTGAATTCATGAACAAAAAGTTAAACAATAAAAAGTTGAACAATAAACAGTTAAACAATAAAAAGTTAAACAATAAAAAGTTGAACAATAAAAAGTTAAACAATAAAAAGTTAAACAACAATCTTTAAAATAGTCACAACAAATTCGATTTAAAAAGAAGACATTGTTTCTTTGAGGTAAAAGATGCAGTCCACGGACCAAGAGGATTTCAAAATAGCACTCAAAGAACTTGTCGAAACTCATAAGTCTCTGAAGAAAATCAATGCCGAGGCCAAAGAAGCGAGAGATCGACTCAAAAACTTAAAAGTTGCCGTCTTGGGATTTATGCAAGTGACGTCTTTGGATGTATGTCATATTTCACACCAGGGTAAAGAAGGCGAAATCGCCGTTCGAACAAGCAAGAGAACGAAAACTCTGAAAAAAGAGGACGCAATCACACAAATTCAAAAATATCTTACCGAAGAAACGTCTGTTGATCAAGCTGAAGAACGCGCATCGGAGATCTGGGATGCAGTTCAGAATACAAGAGCAGTAGAAACGCACAAAGATATTTCAGTGAAAAAATTTTAATAAGATCGTGGGGTAAATATCTAATTTTAAAAAGGACTCTCATTCATAATGCCAGGAGCATATTTGAAAGGTAATTCTTTATTTCCGGGAAACGCATTTGTTGTTGACGAGATTTCCAGGCCGTGGAATATAGAAGGTGTTGTTAACACGAGCTTCATAAACATAAGTGATTTCAAGCCCGAGTCTCAGTGTAAAGTGCATTATTATACGCTAAAGAACATAGTTTCTCTCTACATCGATGCAGTGTTGAAGCCCAGTTCAAAACCGTACACTGGTGTTGAGAATGACACATCTTACATTTACACGGGTGAATCCAATTTCGATACTGTCAATAACATTGCACGAGTCAGGTTGGATTCCCGTCTTTCGTGTGCAGCTTTCCACTTTGAAACAAGTATGCATGTTGAGGATTTCAAAACCGGTGTGTTTTTTGAGCTTGGGCGTTCTTATATCTTGGGCTTTGCTCATATGAATGGACTTTTGGATTCGACAGAGCTCATATTAACTATTCCAGGAGGTTTGTTACCCAATCATGAGTATAGGATTTGTGGGACATTGATTTACCAAGCGGGTTAGGTTTGCATGAACGTAGCGAAAATGGTTTAAAAGGAAATGATATTGAGCATGCAAGCGAAAATGTACAAGCGAATGGACGATGAGCAAGAGCATGACGACAACAACGATGAGCGACTTGACGAACCATGGGAGGAATCTCAAGAAAACTTGATAAAAAGCTGGCGTACAACTTGCGAAGGTCTAGCTGAAAGACATGAGCAGGCAGCGAAGGCGGCCAAAAAGAAGGGTGTGACGTATGGTCTTCCGGCAATTATCATTCCGCTAGTCATGACACCGTTGTCATCTGCGTTTCAAGACAATGCATGGATCGGTTTTATTGAAATGACAGCTTTCATGACCACTGGTCTTGCCTCTGCTACAAGTCAATTCTTCAATTTTTCGGGAAAGAGCGAGAAACATTTTGCTTTTTCCGCTCGATACGCAGATCTCGTGACAGATATTGATCAGGAGCTTGCGAAACGCCGCCCTTTTCGTCAATCGGTTGATACTTTCAGTTTGAAAATCAAGATGGCCTACATGGCACTCAACCGCGCTGCGCCAGATTTGTAAGTGACGAGCCAAGTGGCGGACGAACAAAAATCAATCTGCAGTAAATATATATATTCATATAACATTATGAACAAGAATCTGAACAATTTACGAGAAAGAAAAAAGGGATATGTTAGACACGTTATTGGTGAAGCCGGAGTACAAAAGTATTTCGCAAACAATTTTCGGCTACCAGGGGTCAGTTATGAACAATTGGTACATTTGACTGGGCCGATAAAAAACAGACAAAGCCCTCAAGCCAGAACAAACAAGTCTGCTGCCAGAACAAACAAGTCTGCTGCCAGAACAAACAAGTCTGCTGCCAGAACAAACAAGTCTGCTGCCAGAACAAACAAGTCTGCTGCCAGAACAAACAAGTCTGTCACAGACAATGAATTATTAAATAACATTCGTCATCAATCAAAAGCACTGAACAAGCTAGAAGATAAACTCGCCAGTTTGTTGAAAAACTTACTAAAGTCACAGGATGCGAGAAACGCAGAAGCTCTAGTGAAATCGCGTCCACGAGGCCCACGAGTGAGACAAAAGTTATGGTACTAATCTGAACGAAAATTAGAATATACTATGTTGATATCTTCAGGGCTTGGGCTGGGCTGTGTTGTTTGTTGATATAAGTGTTGAACACAATTCATGCAATATTTAATCTTGTGAATGTCTGTGTTTATATTGAAAATGCGAATGTATGTATGACATGGCTCATGACATATGCTACAAATCTTCACTTTACTGCAGTCTGCTCCCATGCTCTTAATAAAGGTTGAGTTTTTATTTAAAGCGTTGATGTTTTTTGAGTAATAAATGCAGACAGTGGATTTATTTTGTGGGTGTGGAGGTTTTACGCAGGGCTTGACGGATGCAGGCTTCGATGTGAGATTGGGTATTGATTATGACGAAACGATCTTAAAGACGTACAGAACAAACTTCGACCATGAGTGTGTACTACACAATTTACAGGACTGGGAGAGTGCAGTCACACTGATTCAGCAGAAAGTTCCAGACTGTCAAATCATTGTGGGATCTCCTCCTTGCACTGAATTTTCTAGGGCGGGTCAGCAAATGGAGGACAAGATAGCCAGTCTGACAGTTAACTTTGCGAATATTGTGATCTCAATACTTCCCCGGTTCTTTATTATGGAGAATGTACCAGATGTCTTTCATTCCGAATCACTCTCTTCAGCAGTGGCCTTGCTGAAGTCGTCTGGCTATTCTATCACATCTATTGTGAAAGATGCACGGTACACAGGAGTACCACAGAATAGGAGACGTTTCTTCCTAATCGGGTGTGCCGCAACTCCTAAAAACAACGAGTTGTTGTCCAGGATCGTGCAAGACGGGAAAAAGAAAGAGTCAATTATTGGTGTCAGGCAATATTGTACATCAATTGGTTTAGATTGCCCCAAATACTTGTACTTCTTCCCAAGAAACAAGTTTCAAGCACAAGTAGTAGACAGTGAAAATCCATATCCCACGATGCGGTCAACAAATGGTGTCTGTATGAATAAGAACCCATGTAATCCGGGTGTGAGGCGTCCGAATGATGCAGCAGACTTGATTGATGCAGAGACCATAAGCATAACCCTTGCCTCAACGATCTCTAGCTTTCCTAAAAAATTCCAATGGCCTGAAAACAGGAAGCACGTTGGTATTCAACTAGGTAATTGTGTACCGCCCCTGCTGGCCACTTGGATAGGCAAGCTTGTGGCAGAGAATCTTGCAGAAGTCGATGAGACACCCGATGACGAGGGGATCTGGGTCAAGAAACCCAGCGAAAAGGTATTGAAGAAAACCTCGCATCGTGTCATGTTTTTTGAAAAAGTCATCGAAAATGGTGGCGATGAGAGACACTCATCAATACACATACAAGAGTTGAGTAATACGAGAGGCCATGGAGGGGCGTTCAGAAGTGAGTCGATTGCTGAAAATCCATGTGAAGTTTCTTATGAAATGGGAAGTTCGAGTCAGATCGATCTTGCGGCAAATGACACAATGGGATTCGAGCTCAAAGTGGGGTGGACTTTTATTATCAAAGAACGAATCTGTCAAAAATCTAGGATAGACGATCTGTTTGTGTCCGTACCCGGCCAACCAGTCCCATTCAGAGGCAAAGCCATGCTTGTCAAAAATGGACTGTTGTAATCAGCTGGATTTTATTAATAGTTTAATATCCGACAACAATTGCTCCTTCTTACCAACACCTATCTTTGGTGTCGCAGTTTGTACACCAAAGATATTCCAGATGACACCTGACAAAAGTGTTGTCCAAATACCAAACATGAACAGGTATAAGAAATAAGAGGTTTTAACGAAGAAAAGCGAAAGAGCAATACAAAAAATACCAGTGGTAAATACTGCAAAAGTCTTTTGTTTTATAGTTACCATTTCTTACACTAGTCAAATATTATTATTTGCTTATGATAATGTCGAATAATAATATAAAGCTGAAGAACGCATTGACAAGAGCGAAATCGAGCGTAAGGCATAGTCTCATGGCTACAGAACTACAACATCTGGAGAGAATGCCAGAAGGTGCACTCAAGCATAGAGGCATGATGCAACTTCTTTTGAAACATCAAACGCCTAAAACACTTTCGCGCATACGTTTTTACGCAGCAGGTTACTTAGGGTATAAATTGGAACGAGTTAACACCATTTGCACGTATATAATAGATAAATATTTGCGAAAGGCGATAGATAAATATATTGACGAATACCATATTTGTAAACATACAAGTCATACCAAAGTGTGTAAAATCAAAGAGTTTGGCGAAACGTTCGGAATAAACACTGAAAAAGTGATTAGTACAACACCCTGGCACAACAGAACAAACAAAACAATGGCCAGTACAACCCCCTGGCATAGCGCATCCAAACCATGGCAGGTGCTTAGTCTTTCAGTACGACCCCTCACACGAAGAGAAATTGTTAACAGCCTAAGGAAGAATACTAATGGAAAAATATCAAACAAGAAAATCAAACAGAATTTGGATCCTCGTGGAAACGTGAACTTTGTACCATCTAGTCTCATTAAGAAGCAAAACCAAATCAAATACTTAGGCTATGCAGTGGACCTCTTAAAGATGATGGCAAAGAAAACGAATACAGATACAGGACTTAAGAGACAGGAACTATTGTACGACCTGTTGAAACGTCTAAAAACACAGGATGATGTTCAAGATTTTCTAAAAAGATATGCTGATTTTTTAAGGAACACAAATAATAAGTAAAAAAAATGTTGCATAGTTATAAGATGGAATTTGTTACTGACAAGACCTTGGGCTCGTGGACACGAAGCAAGAATGACAACTCTACTTGTGAGCAAGAAACATCAAAAAACGGTGAGCTGTTTAAGTTTATGACATTCACTCCAGATTATTTGACGCAGGGGTCCTGTGTTGCTGGCAACACTCAGAACTGCACGATCTTTCGCCCTATGGATGTTGAAAATGAACCGAGATTTGGAAAGCTGACAAATCTGAATACCATACAGAGAGAGTCGACAAATGATAAGAGTATGGGTGTTGTAACGACCCCTGATTTCAGAACAGGTAAATTGATAGATCCACGACTCATACAGGACATGAGTAAGCTTGAATCTCGTTACGAACACAACACGAGATTGGATACACAAGCAAGCTCTTTGATGAATGAACAACACTTAGACGAACAGGCCCGCTTTGCGAGCACCCACCCAGTACATTTATCACGACAGGAAACTGCGGTATCAAGTCGTGTAACACGTAGGAATTCATTCGCACAACAATGTAAGACTAATAGATCTTAGATGCCCGTTGCCCTCTTAACATATGTACCTTTTGCCGTAAATCTTGATAAACCTTGCGCTTGAAGCCACCTTCAGTCATGCCATCTGACCAGAGACATTCCTCATAATTCACTTCGACCACACTTTCCACGAGCACAGTATTCCAGTTGACACTTTTTTGCACCGGAATTGATGAGACAGCAGGAACGGCGAAGGTAGTTGCAGTGACGGAGGAATTCTCTCTCAACCATTCGGATGGAATGTTCAATGGTGTCGCCAGTTCTTCCTGACATTCTTGACGTGAAATCACTTGTTTGGCACGTTCGTATATCTTCTCTCCTCTACTTGAAGTCCTCGACGCTTTTCTATTGTCAACGTTACCGACTTGGTGAAGACTTCTCGAACATCCACCACCAAGAACGCGTCTTTGCCCACACGTGTATGCAGGCTCGCGGCATCTTGTCGTTCTGCTCTTGTGTATCAGAAAGGACATGTACTCTGTCGGTTCTCTCTATTCAGATTCACTGAATAGAGAGAACTGGTCAGTTCTTAGCACATGTGGAAGGCGCGAACAGTGGGGACAGCTCATTACTTTCACTTCAAAAGACACAACCAGGTAAACTAAGCTGCACAGAGTACAAGTGACAACACATTGCTCTTTTCTTAACGCGTAACAGGACACTACGCGGTACAGACTGGGGTCCTGACGAGGGTTTCGACGTAGGGTTTCGACGTATCGCGGTGGCGTATCGCGGTGGTCATAAGGGAACGTTCAGGCGTGTTCGCCACGGATGCGGCGGGCGAGCTGGATGTCCTTGGGCATGATGGTCACTCGCTTGGCGTGGATCGCGCACAGGTTGGTGTCCTCGAAGATGCCAACCAGGTACGCCTCGGCGGCCTCCTGCAGGACGGTGAAGGTACGCATATTGAAGCGCATGTCGGGCTTGAAGTCCTGCGCGATCTCGCGGACCAGGCGCTGGAAGGGCAGTATGCGGATCAGCAGCTCCGTCGACTTCTGGTACTTGCGGATCTCGCGGAGCGCCACGGTGCCCGGGCGGTAGCGGTGGGGCTTGCTTTTCTTGGCGCCGCCCTTAAGGGCGGGCTTGCGCGCCGCGTTGAGGGCGAGCTGCTTGCGGGGCGCCTTGCCACCAGTGGACTTGCGAGCGGTCTGTTTAGTACGAGCCATCCTAGTCAGGACTGTTGTGTTCGCGAGCGTGAGATGGTAGGGGCTCGCTTTCCCACCACAGGGGAACTCATGGGAGGGGGGTGGCGCAGCAGAGGACTTTCTGTGGGTGTGCGTTTTAATTGAGAAGTGTTATTAAGGGTTTAAAGGTTGTGTAGGTTTTGGTTCGCAGAGATGGACGAGGTTAGTACTGATTTGAATTTCCATCCATTCATCGACAGAGTGGAGGAGAGTTGGGGTTTGCGACCAGGTGAGATAGAAACTTCAGGAACAAATCCTTCGGTTTTGTCGTATCATACGACTGTTAATTTACTTAACGCATTACTTCCTTTGACAACGGGACCATCATCATCAGCCGATGCTGCGGATGATGATGATGCAAATCACCCATCTGTAGATCCCGGAAATTACGAGAATGGAGACATTCTGTTGCAAATGTTAGAACATGAACATGCTGATGGAGGGGTCATGACCGCTGTTCCTGACGATTTGTTGTCTTCAAGAAAACGACGATTGGGTGAGTTTGGCGACATGATGAATCAAATATTCCAACTGGCAGAGTCGTCAGGGCAGAAAAACATTTATGATGATGACGCACATCACAGAATGTCACGTTTGGTGGAAATCTTGTTTTACGCAGAAAATGTACAGGCCGGGATCCTTCATTTACAAAATCTACTTTCGACTGGTACGGAGTCGATACGAAATATTCCTGGTGCCACAAGACCAGTCGTGATGTTTGGAAAACGGTTTAAGCGCGTTCCAGATTCTAAATCGACACCACAACAACTATTACTCTTAAATATTTTGAATAAATTATCGAGATTGGGCTACAAGAGGTATGGGGAAAATGTCATGATACCAGTGGTTATTGAGGGGGTTTATACATATTCGTGGAAAAAAAAATGCACAATTGAAGAATTTGTTTGGCAGGAGATTAACTCACACCACGAGGTAGAAAATTTTGAGAACGCAACCAACGGGAAAGGAAACATACCCTTTGTGATCGATTTTTTGCGTAAAACAACACAGCACGAGTTCATGGATTTGCGAAAAGAACGAAGAATTCATGCATTCCGTAACGGAATCTACATCACTTCAGTCATGGACGAACGCGGATTGTTTCAAAAGAAGTCACACTTAATACTATTTTCTAATTCCAACCCTGCTTCTGATCCAATCTTGCAAAGGATGACTGAGGGAGGAAAAGTTGCGGCATGCTTCCATGACTGTAATTTACCAACCTGTCGCGACAGCAATGGCAACATTATTTGCAATCCAAACACATTTGAGAAGATTAGTACACACCAGCGATGGACCGAAGAAGTCAAGGAATGGTTTCGCGCAGCATGTGGAAGGATGCTACATCCTATAGCAAGCACGCCTTCGCCACTCACCCTGGAGAAGTGGCAAGTATTCTTTCTATTGCTGGGAGTTGGTAATTCGGGGAAGAGCACAACAATTGACAATGTTGTGTACAATTTTTTCGACCCTGAAGATGTGGCTTACATCCAAAATAACCTCGAAAAACAGTATGGTTGGAGCAAATGTAAAGGAAAATATATTTGGCTCGCCCCGGAGATAACAGGAAATTTCGCAGAAAACTGTGACCAGGCGCAATTTCAGCAAGTTGTAGAAGGTGGTAGACTTGCATCAGCAAAGAAATATGCAGTGGAGACTATTGAGTTTGATCCGTTCGACCTTCCTGGAATGATGGGCGCAAACGAAACTATTCAATTTCATGATAACGGTGAAAGTGTTTCCAGAAGGCGCGTGGACTTTAGCTTTGGTCTGGCAATTCAAAATGTTGATCCACTTATGCCAGAGAAACTGAAGGACGAACTTGGACACATCTTGGTCAAGTGCAATGAAGCATATCTCAAAAAGACAATCGAGGTGAAGTCTCGAATTTGGGACTATTTGCCTGACTACTTCATTGAACTGAGGAAAGAAAATGCTGCAAACACAAATTCTCTCGAACACTTTTTGCAAAATGGACGGCTAGAATTTCATCCCGACTTCTACATGATTCAAAATACCTTTCAAAGAGAATACAAGGTTTACTGCAAGACAAATGACATTGCGAGCAAGACACTAAAAAAAGATTACTTTCAGGGTCCGTTTTTGAAAAGGAATCTAAAGGTGCATAAAGACACCAGAGAGTGCCCCGTGGAGAAGATACGTAAAACGGCAATTTGGATCTTCGGAGTACGAATTATGCTAGACGATGCTTTGTTTTAACCTAGCTTCTGCCTCATTCAGAAAGGTGGACATGTTCTTATTTTGAGTGTAATTATCCATTCTTTGAATGTTGTTCAAAGAACGTATGTTAATTCTACCATTGTTAAACACCAGAACAAAATACTCTTCTCCATTTGCATTTACTTTATACGCTACTTCTGCATTGAGGTTCCCATTTGCATTCGTAACTCTGGTTCCTTTTTCTATGGGCATTCTGCGCTTATAAATATTACTTCGATTGTTGGTTGTCATTGTTAACTCTTTCGCGTGTTTTGTCAGGATCTTCTCATCATTTACGCACATTCTCAGTGACCTATAACCATTAGACACCTTTTGTTGCACTAAGAGGAGTGCATCAAGATGATGACGCACAACCCTAACCCTGTCTCTAACCAGAGTCTTCTCCGCCTCTTGTATCCAGTTAGGAGTGTTATTCGCTTTAATAAGACTATCAGATACTTTTCTTATTAATGTTCGTACTCTTTTAGTGCATAAACAAAGTGCGCGGCTCTTAGAAATGCTTTTCTTATCTTCAGAGGACCGGAGCTTATGTTTTGACGCACTCTCAGCTGCATCTACCAAGGACATAGCACGCATTTGTTGATTATTTTTTGATTGTTTAAGCCTCTTTAAGACATTACGATATGTGCTCATATTACTAGTATTTACGCCTGTGGGTACGTCATGTGGTTGCAATGATCTTAGAAGTTGTTTTATTTGTTCGACAGGAATCTGATTTGCACTTTTTACATTATTCACAGCGGTGAACAGTGACCTTTTGTTTGCAGACATTATTGTATATACTACACATTTTTTTTCTTTGCGTCAAGTGATGCATAATTCAAATAAGTGTTGACTTGTATAGATGGACGGCTGTGATGATATTGAAAACATTTTTTTTGCATTAGCATTGGCACTTTCATTGTTCTTCATCTACATTGCGATGAAGCAAGTACCTGCACACCTTCCGCCCTACGGAAGTGTTAAGAAACCGGCTGCCACAACAACTGATGGACCAGATTCCTCCGATACAATTCTGAAAAAGCTCATTGATAACGGTGCAACTTTTTACGGTGCATCCTGGTGTGGTTTCACCAAAAAACAACTAGCCGAATTGAAGATAACTGAAACTAATACGAGGGGGCTCGACTATGTCGACTGTGAAAGAGAGGATGAACTATGTGCGTCTAAGGGAGTCGATGCATACCCAACATGGCAAATCAATGGTCAAAAATACCCTGGATATTATCCGCTAAACAAGCTGCTCGAATTGCTCACTGAGAAGCATTGAGAAGAGATGCAAATGAGAAATGGAATGGGGAACACACGATGAACACAACATGACGCCTCAAGAGATCTGCGCACACGGACTACGTTATAGTTTCGAGGAGAAGCAGTGAATATGGGACAGCCTGGCGGACAATCACTTCTCGTCTGTGTGTTGGTGATTGTCCCTCTTGTTCTCGTCGTCACCGCCGTCACCGCCCTCCCGGCCCTCCCGGCCGTCACGGCCGTCACGGCCGTCACGGCCGTCACGGCCGGGAGGGCAAGCAAGGATAAGATTCAAGACGAAGCGACTGCGTTGCCGGGCCCCTTTTGGTTTGAAAACCGCGAACTGTTTCTTCCGCTGGGGAGCACAAGGGGGGCTGTATGCGTGTTTGTGCTGCTTGTGCTGCAGGGGTGTTGACATCATGCTGATGAGACCAGGCGAGGTAGACTTTGGAAGAACAAGAGGTGGGTCAGGGTTAACCACAGGGGACGGATGATGCAACATGACACGGAATGGGGAACACGGAATGGGGAACACACGACAAACACCTACGATGAACACCTACGATGAACACAAGATACGCCTCAAGAGATCTGCGCACACGGACTACGTTATAGTTTCGAGGAGAAGCAGTGAATGCGGGACCGTCTGGCGGACGATCACTTCTCGTCTGTGTGTTGGTGGTTGTCCCCCTTGTTCTCGTCGTCACCGCCGTCACCACCGTTGGGAGGGCAAGCAAGGATAAGATTCAAGACGAAGCGACTGCGTTGCCGGGCCCCTTTTGGTTTCAAAACCGCGAACTGTTTCTTCCGTTGGGGAGCACAAGGGAGGTTGTATGAGTGGTTGTTCTGAAGGGGTGTGGAGATCATCATGCTGATGAGACGAGGCGAGATCGAGGGAGACTCAAGGACAAGAGGTTGGGGGGGGGTAACCACAGGGGACAGACAATGCTCCGCAGTAGAGCATAGGGCTTGCATACACGTGTGTGTGTGTTTGTGTAAGTCTGTGAGTGTGTTTATGAGCCTGTAAAAGGGGCATGTATCACCGCCGTCCTCGGTGCTTGCTGCGGTGGTCATGTTATAGTGAAACGTTGTGTGTGTTTGATCTTTGATATCGCATCTTTCCAGTGAGACCTGCGTAGTCTACCTGGTGAAGAAGTGACCTGTCCGGTCTCAAGAACTCGTCTCGAGAAGGATTCGTTCCTCAAAGAAGCGGAAGCTTTGTACACATCCTTCAAGTCCGATCCACTGAGGCCATCTGTTTTCGCCGCAATCCACTCAATGTCCTCAGGCATCACAGGGGGTTGTTCCTTCTGACTGAGACGTTTGAGGATGTCAGAACGAGCCTCCAGATCTGGTTTGTCGACAGTGTACGATCGAGGCAAGCGTCTGTAAAGAGCTTTGTCAAGACTCTGAGGATTGTTCGTTGCCGCAACAACGATAATCTTCAAGTTTTCGTTTTCAATTCTGTCCATTTCCTGCAAGAATTGTGTCTTTACTGAGTATGTAGCGCTTTGTTCAAATTCTGAACGATTTCTCAACATGGAATCAATTTCATCAATGAATATTATGCAGGGTTGAATTTTTTTAGCAAAAGAGAAAATAGCCTTGACCAATTTTTCTGATTCTCCGAAGTATTTTTGCTCAACTAAGCTTGGTTTAATGGAAATAAAAGGTATACCACATTCTGAAGCGAGGCTAGTTGCTAGTAATGTTTTCCCAGTACCTGGTGGTCCAGAAAGTAAAATCCCACTTGGTGGCTTTAGAGACTCGTTGCTGTAGAACACTTTAGAATTTTTCATTGGTACCACAATGTGTAAGGTTAGTTCCTTCTTTATGCTTGTATGGCCACCTATGGCAGAAAACATTTTCGACTCATCTGGTTCAACAAGAGCGGATGCCACTATCGTTTCATGTGAAGTTAAGTTCACTGATTTCAAGATGGGAAATTTGTTTTTTAATGTTTCCAAAACTAAAAACGCATCATCTCTTTGCTCCCTCTCGTCAGGTGGTAGTAAGAGATCTCCAATTCCCTCCCCCCCTATGAAAGAAACAAAATACATAGTTATCAAAGAGAACAGAAATTTTAAAATAATTATTTTCAGTTCAAGTTCCATTTCCATAGCAATACTTTTTATTGCTATCGCATCTTACGTGACTTTACTTAACTGAGCATTTTTTTATTCTTGTATTGTATAGAATGAAATATAGGACTCCTCTGCTGCCCCGGACTAAAATACATTCATCTAACGGTAATATAAAATCAAATAAACACACACTAGGAAGCAAATTATTCACTTACCCAAGCAGAAGCGCTTTGGGATATTCTCAGATGGAAAATAACAGTCACAGATCAGGAAAAGGTAAGGTCAGAAATTCTGCTCGAAGAACCGGTCCAAACACTTCTAAATCTTCACAATGGGTATTACTGATTGGAAGCACCAATACAAAGAATGTTTATGCAACAAAAAATAGCTGGAATAAAGATCTGCCTTTAGCCTTTGTGAAGAACATTTCAAGAAACACAAGACATCCCAACCCTAACGTTCTTGCTATTCCTAGCAAAAATCTATCTCTAGTGAGACGAAATGTTAAAGATGAATTGAATCATACTTATGTATTTTCAAATGGAAAAAAAAAATATGTCATTAGCTCTTGGTATGAAAGTATCCCCTTTTTACATGATGTTGTAGTTCATGCGATGTATTCGGGTCAACAAAGGGAAGGGCTACTCCCTTTGTAGTCGATCTTCCATGCCGCGTGATCTGTGCGATAAATTTCTTTAGCCTTAAGATGGTGAAGTTGAGGTATCATCATCATATCAAGACTGATTCCCCCGCTGGGAGAGTGTGCGACTACAATCACAGCATCCTGGGAAAGATTGACGTTTTGAAATGCCAATACCGCTTCTATTGCAGCTGAGATTGGAGCTTCCATGTCAAATTTTTCCATGTCTATGACAAGGATACCAACTTTGACATTTGTGTTTGCAGAATAAATTATGTCACATTTCCCGAGAGATTCCAGCCATGGCTTGATTCGGCTTGAAAGTTCACTTGGTTGAATAATTTGAAAATATTCTGTTGTATTCGGTAGGTGAGGTGAAAGGATAGACATGAATTCTTCTTGTGGCTTTTTTGTTAGTTTTTCTTTTACGTTTTGGTGCAGACAGACAATTGCCATTGGGTTGGACGCCTGCATGGATGTTTGAATGAAGTCACTGAAAACAGTTTTGATTGATTTACTCTGTTGTTTTGCCTGAACAAAATATTCGAATAGAGAAGTGAAGGCTCCGATTTTGGGAGCTGAAATCAAAATACTGTCGTCAATTTGTGTGTCAGCCAGAGCGAAGGTCGCAAGAAGTGTTGTCGGAAGATTTCCCAAAAGACTATGTAGCTGTTGAAAACAATTCTCAGGCTTAGTTATAACAATTCCACCAAAGTGGTAACACAGAGTGGAGGCAATTGCCAAATTGTCTTTGACGAAATCCAGATGCAGATCTTTGATTTTTTCAGTGTTTTTCAGTACGCCAGCAATGGAATCGGCATCCCATTTTAAGATGACAAACTCGTTGTTCAATTTTTTCCAGGAGGTTTCGTATTTATCACAACCGGGTAGAAAGTGAATGATATTTGGTATTACATGCTTATTAATATTCTGTGAGAATTGAATATCCATTCTCGTTAAAATATGTAAATTTAGTAATCTTTAAGTAAACAACAACAAACAAATCCAGCACGATCAACACGGTAAACCATAGACTTTTCACATGTATACATTTCGAACCAGTTTAAAAGTTTCCGCCTTGGTGATTTTTTAAAAAACGGACCAATGGATGAAAATAAACCCGCTCCGAAAAAACGTGGCAGGAAACCACTGCCTCCAGAGGAGAAACTCAAAAGAGGACGAAAGAAGATCGTAGTTCAGGAAATAAACGATAGAAGACAGCAGGGAGCTCCTCCTTTGCAAATCTCATTCGTTTGTGACAACGGCGCACCTAGTTCGGCGCCGATAGCTTCATCATGGCAAGCTTTGAACCCTTTCCATGACCATATGAATTCGGGAACATGCGGAAAATCCAGTGATGCGTCCGGTTCAAGTAAAAAGAGAGTTGCTCCTGAAAAGAAAATTTCAATAATCACTGCACTCGAAGAATCGGACGACGATGAAACAGCCGTTGTTTCCAGGCGGTCAAGAGTTGATGTGAGCCATCTCAGTGGTGAAAAATGTATCAAACTTCTGGGTGCACATACTGACGAGAAAGAGTGGCCATCAAGTACAGAAGTGTGTTGCTGGAATTGCACCTATTCATTCGACGGGATTCCGATAGCCATTCCAGCTAAAACAAACAAAACAGGCATATTCACTGCATGCTACGGTGTCTTCTGTAGCTTCAATTGTGCAAGACGATATTGCCTGAATCGTAATTCTCAACAGTCTTGGCAACAATTGGAACTGCTTTCCTCTCTCCACAAAAGAATCTTAGGGCAAACCGCCCGAATCGCACCAGCTGCATCATTTCAAACCCTTGAGCGGTTCGGTGGTTACATGACAATTGAAACTTATCGCAAAGACTTTGTGACTTTACCACCAAATGATCAGATGTTCAACGAAAATGCTCGCAGAGATTGTGTGACGATGATGCAGGTAAATCAAATCCCACACTTTAACACAGTTATTCACAGCCACAATCAACAATTGGTGACCGATTCAATTCAAGAACGAAAAAACCGAAGAGAAGGTTACGATCGTACGACACCACTTCCTGGCTCACAGAATCTTGCAATGTCAATGGGTATCAATACTTGTTGATTGCACAATTTGCGATCTTTTGTTGTAACAAGTCCAATACGGTATGAGGCAGGTTTACACCACAGTCGTCTACCCAGTCGACGTCCATCTAGTCGCACTAAATGTTAAGCTTCTGATGATATTATTGAAAGGAATAGTATCATACATAATAGCTCTTCTTTTTTGTAAAGAGTATTTGGTTGGATCGTGTCTCTACATTGTGGACACGTCCCAGGCTGATTCTCAGGCGTACTCGCAAGCCACCGCTTTGCGCAATGAGTATGACAACGGAAAGAGCAAGTTCGGCATTCCCACTGATCATTAGCGTCACTAGCCTCATTCATCCCACAAATAATGCACGTGTCATTCATTCTGTAATGATCGTCCAAAAAAAAGTAAATAAAGTACACGCAATAATCAATGGAAGGTGATCAATCAAACGTAGGACAAAGTACATCGAACACACCTGTAGCACCGGGTACACAAAACTCACCCGGGTATGCCTCCATAAGTCTGTATGCTAGGCCACCGGACACGTTGAACGCAATGTTTGCACTGCTTGATGAGAACGCTGAAAACAGAGACGAAAATCAGCAGCCGAGTGAGGACAACAATGGGTTCATGCGCATGATGTTGAATCGAATAGCAGATTCAGATGGCGTGAATTGGGAGCCTTCTCCATCACACAGCTCGGAGTGGTCAGTTCATTCTCCGGAGACACGGAGTGTTTTTAATGAATTGAAATCAAAGTTAAAGGACATTGAGATGATTTACAAAAAGGTCGATGAAAGTATGGTTGAGACCATTGTTCCCACGGGTGACATACTTGAGAATACAAAAAACTTAGAAAGTTGCGTCACATTCTTCAAAGAGAAGATTAAATACAATTTTGATCGTTTTGTTTATTACCAGACACAGTGCGAGCAAGAGCAAACCTTCTTGGCTCAATGCACGTCACTTATTGAAGCGATTCAAAACCCGTCTACAGATGAACAAGATTTTAATGAATGTGCTAGTGGTATTTGCACCTCACTGGGAGACTTTACTGAGAAATTGAACACGAAGGTTTCAGAGAACAGAAAGAATCGCGAGGTTTATTGGAATATCTACAAAGACTTGAGAGACAGATGCAAATTACTGAAGGTAGTTCAATCGGATATGATTTGCGGAGTTTGTATGGCAGAAGAGGTGAATATGGCTTTGAGTTGTGGTCACTGTTTTTGCGCAAAGTGTGCCAGTAGATGTACTTTATGTCCGAACTGCCGTGTGTTCTCTTCACAGAGAATTAAATTATTTATTTAATATGATTTACGTCACACCCAAATTAGGTTTACATGTTTCCTTAAACCACACCAGTTGCACAATTTATGAGTAATTTTTTGGGTGTCGCCTCCTTCCAGGAAGAAGACACAAACGCCGCGATGAGCGCGCAATCGAGCGTGGTGCTCCCCACGGAAGTGCGAGGCCAGGACTACTAGCGCAATGGACAAGTGATGCGGCTTGGCGAGAAAATCCTCAACCTTTTTACTCTGGACCACTCTCTGGAGGTCATCGAACGCGTGAACACAGTAATCGATGAAGAATTGGCAAAACGGCAGTAGAGCGTGCACGCGTGTACCGAGAGTGGGTGTGTAAATATGTCCGCTAATTAGCATCCCCATATGAAGCAACGCGTGTTTCCCCCCCCCCCAGTGCCCAGACAAGCTGCCTACAATCGGGTCCACCACGCCAGTGGCACCGAGTTGGCGGCGCAACCGCGCCGCGATGAAGAGTATTGGTCGGTAGTAAGGATTCTTCTTTGGTAGTCATGATACTCATTCGCGCGAGCTGGTACCGTGACAGGCCGTGATGAGGTCGGCAGCTTCGACACGTGGCACGTTTATTCGACTGAATCCACCCTGTACTGGTATGTGACGCTAGCACATGTGGAAAGTCCATGACTGGTGAAAGTGGCCGAACCCAAGTGCACCTACACTCAATTCTCTTCTTCTTTCTCTCTTCAATTGAAGAGAGAAAGAAGAAGAGAATTGAGTGTAGGGGTGAGCTTCACAGAAGACTTTTGATCAGTCATGGACTTTCCACATGTGCTAGCGTCACATACCAGTCGAAGCTGAAGCTGCGGTCCCAGGTCGCGCACGGGACAAGATACACCACTTCGGGTAAATCCTTACTCTAGTCATTCATCACACACCAGCTCATCACTCAGTATGCCCGTCCATTGTGTGCAACAGATGATATTTTTCAACGAATCTGCCGGTAGCGCCGAATCTGCCTTTGGCGACGTGTCTGCCTGTGGCAGCAAGCTTTCGTTGTTCACAATTTTCGCACTCGATAGAGTTCAAACTTCGCTTCACAGAAAGAGATACGACCTGATCGCTCTTGAAAAGCAGGGTGAGCTTCATGTTGTCGGAAATGAGCTTCAGTTCACACGCCGTGCATTTGAGGATTTAGCTCATATCTTCAAGTACGCGCCCACAAAAATTCAATTCAGCATATGTGATGTGCTTGCTTTCACTTGTATCATTCCACTTGCTGGCAAGGATGTTCAAGTGTACGTATATCCAGTGGCGAAGATACAAGGCTTACCTCCTAACCAGGAGTGTCACGACGTCATGCTTGAAATTCATTTGGTCCCGTGTAGCAAAGATGCAATCGATCATCTTAATTCTCTGTTCACCCTAGACGACGCCATTGATCTGTTCACGTGGGCAGATCAGGTCACAGCGTAGGCGGGCAACCAGATAGAAGAAACCTATTAAAGGAAGTGTAATAGAGAGGTCCACCATCTTATGAGCACGTGTTTTTGTAACCTCATAGAACTGAATGACATATTATCGGTAATAGAGTCGCAGCTGCTGGTTTGGGAACGTGTCAGTCTTAGTCTTGTTTGCAAACACTTATACGCTTCGAAGACTGATATAACGCGGGGGGACTTCGAACAGGTGAAAAACAAGTATTATGCAAATTTGCAATTACTGGATCAATACAATGAATGGTTAACTCTCAGACGAATGAAGATAAATGGTTGTGCAGTCAGAGTTCCTGAAAGCATGATGGAATTCATCAAGATGTCTAATTTGGTTAAAAAGAAATTGACCTATGGTCACCCACCTGCGAAATCCTATGGTCACCTATGGACACCTATGGTCACCTATGGTCACCTATGGTCCGTCTGTTAAATAATCGGATCACTTTGCGTGGAAATCAGTTAATTATTTAAAAAGAGTTTTTGTTCAGTGATAAGCAGTATGGATAAAATTCCAAAAGATGTATTGAAAATCATACAGAATCGTGAACTTTCAATAGAAAATAAATTGCTAGCCTATACGTTACTTGTACCTAATCTACCGCCTAGTCCCGCTCATGCAACAGCGTGTGACACCAATCTGCAACTTGGAAAGATAATTAAGAAGCTAATTGTTGATGGGAAACTCGTAATAAAGGGTATGAAAGAGGACTCAACACTTGAGCTCCTTTATGAAGAATAAATTTCGCAACAACCGAATGCATTCTCTGATGCATACACAAGTCTTAAAAAACCGTCTATTGACTTTTCTTTTTCATAAATAACACCCACGGAAGATGAACTAGAAATAAGTCTGCCGTGATGAGATATTACATAAAGTGCTTTGTAAGCCGGCATCTGAAGTCGTTTACGTAAGACACATAAAACCTCTCCAAAAGTCATGTCTTTTGGTATCAAATATCTAGTTTTATCTAAATCCTTAACAGGATCTCGAAACTTTTTGGTCATTACAATAGGAACTCTTCCTGGATATTTATTCATCAAAGTTGATGCATTTTCCATCAATTTTATATCATAACTCATTTTATTTGAAAAATCTTTGAATATGTACATGTGAATATTCTACACATAGGCCATATTAGGGTGTGATAGGATTTGAAAAGTAACGATGATCAGTATCGTTTGAAAAGTATCCAACAATGATCACTCAATAGTAATGACGGTTCTCCCCTTGAAAATTTAATCACTTCTCTGAGTTGTCGCAAAAGAATTCGTCCTCTTACCTTGTAGATGTAATTTTGAAATATCAGATTTAGTAATTCGTCTGGTAGAATTTCTAGTAGATTGATATTCATCACCCGCTTTGTGTGAACTTTTGCATTTTTTAACTTTTGCATTTTTTTAAATGATTGAGAGACATCAATTGTTGTTATTGTTGTTATTGTTGTTATTGTTGTTACTACTCCTACGACTACTATACAAAATGATATTTAGCTAAATTTGTACCAACTGTCCAAGTGAAAAGTAAAGGTCCGCGATGCCTCGGGCCGCGCCTAAATCGGGAAGATCGGAGCGGCAAGCCGTGCGGCAGCGGGCGGCGAGCCGGTAAGAGGAACGTGCGAAATCCAAACTAAAAATATTATTATGATACCACATATTTTTTTAATGAATGACTACAGTAAGGTGACCATGCGAAGGGGGTGTATTTGTCTGCTGGCTTCCGTACTTGCCGTGATTATTTTTGCATGCACTTATCCAATGAACATTAGAGCGACAGACGATTTACGACTCTTGTTAAATGAGGAGCAAACTGAAATTCTTGATGAAATAGTAAAAGAAAGATCAAGGATTGCTTTTGAAGGTCTAATGATCGGTCTTCTTGTTGCCTTACCGTTCATTTTATTATTTCGCATGTGTCTAGTGGCAAGTATAATTTTATTCATGTCACAAGGAATGTATTACCACTTGAAACCTAAGACTAAATGGTTGTTGAATAATTTAGACACCAAGGAACAGGTTGATGGGTGGCTGCAAGTGTATAAGAAAATGCAAAGATCAGGTGTTTTGACATCTTTTGGCGTCACCACCGTCTACTTGTCGGCGTTGACGTTTTTTCAGGGGTAACTTCCTTTTAACTTTATGAAAGTTCAGCCCACCTCTCCACATTCTTCCTCTGATCGCGTACATGCCTCATTCAGGCGTAACTCCTGTAGAAAAAGATTCTCCTAAAGTTGCGAAAATGATGAAAATCATTGTGGCGGCTCTAATCAACACACCCTGGTTCGTAGTCTCCATTGTTTGTAGTACTTTTCAAAGTCAATGCGACTACAATCCAGAGTGGTTTCATCATACTTGTCTCCGTTTTTTTTGTTGATTAAATTCGCAATGACTTCCATCAGTATTGGTGGTATGATTCCAGAATGAACATTTACAATTTTTGAAGGGGAACACGAGATGGTTAAAGTACCATTGCGCAGCTTGATTGAACTTAACTCACGGTCATTACTGATATACTCTTCGGCATACTGCGGTGTACTTTTTGATATTATACCTTCAAGTGTCGAAGACAATGATACTCCCCCGGAGTTTTTAAATCCTAAAAACCGTTCTTCTTTGTCAAATTTTGGGATATATATCCTTTCATCTGATTCATCTAATTTCATATAGATGTGCCCGTCGGGGTTTTCTGGTGGCTCACCTAATCCACAATATAAGTAAATGGAAGATAACACAACATATAGCACGCAGTGGTTCCCCTGGTAATCTTTCAAAATAAGGATTGTATCTACTTCGGGTGCTACTTCATTGGCGGATTGCGATCCAGACATTTTGGCGGATTGCGATCCAGACATTTTGGCGGATTGCGATCCAGACATTTTGGCGGATTGCGATCCAGACATTTTGGCGGATTGCGATCCAGACATTTTGTCAAGAACATCGGGAATGTATTGCGATCCAGACATTTTGTCAAGAACATCGGGAATGTATTGCGATCCAGACATTATAATGTTATTGGTTTTTTTTTTTTTTTTTTT